ATCTAACGGAGCGAACGCATCATTGCCCGAATGACACGCGAACTTGCCGGGCCGAACACCAAAGCCCAGCGGGATGAGAGCGTAACTGTACAAGCTCCCGAAATCCCACACTTTACTCACATGAGTGCCTTCATGGCACCGCCTGCACGCTGGCTCACGACGACGGCACGGCCGACAGCCATACCAGTGTTCGCCACCACGTCTGCGATGTCCATGACGCCGTTGCCCAAAGCCACCGCGCCCCTTGTCATCTTATCCCACGTGGAATCCGATGCAATGGGGTGGTACTTGTGGGAGGCGCTGGCAGGATGGTCGAGGTCGAACCTCACCCGGTATTCCACCGTGATCAGAAGCTCCAGCGTCGCACCACTTGGGTTAAAGATCGCTATCGGAGCCCATCCGATCGGCTCGGCGTTCGTCTCGCCGAATGTCAAAGTTTTGTCCTCTTCCTTACGCAACGCCGTGAACCGACTCACCTCCGTCATGTTTAACGGGTAAGAGTTGATTTGCACGCCGCGTAGTGCGAGTTTGGAAGCAGCCAACAACCGTGGATTCTGGAATTGGACGAATTTCTCCATATACGCGTTCCACGTATCAGAACGACCGCCAATGGCCGCCTGCGTGTTCATAACGCCCGCATATACGATACCTGCTGCGCCTTGTAGTGCCGTGGGGCACATGATCTGTACTGACAAGGCGGCTGGCACCAGCGTCGCTGCTGGCCCCAGTCCTCCCAAGTCAATCGTCGTCGTTTGTGCGTTGTTAGCCCCGTTGATTGGGCTGGTTGACGCAACATCGGATATCATCACGATTTCTGACCAATTGTCATGTTCAGTAGATTGATGACCTTCGTGAAAAGCCCCGATGATGTTGCAGTGGGTGTTGATTTCTCTTCGTCGTGTTGCCCTGATTGTAGTGTACGGGCCGACTGCGCGTGGCAAAGCAAGGTGAGATGGATGCTTGGCATCCCAACACTGCATGCCGTGTCCTGCGACGCTTCCGAAAGCACGGGGAACAGAAGCTCCGACGCCGGTTGCGAGCACTCGCGTAGCGTTGCTGCGATTGGCGGGTCGAGCCCGTGGATGGCGGCGTCCTGGTTTGTTACCGCGTTTGCCGCCTGCGTTGTTCCCGCGATTGCCGCCTGCGTGGCGACTGCCTTGGGGCATATTGTGAGTGAGTTGTGGGTGAGTGGGCAACAGGGCCGCGTCTCATCCATGAAACGAGCTGCAAAGCGCGCGTGCAACCTTGAGGACAGCTCTTGAAAACGCCGAAAAAGCAGTACTGAAAACCCCAAAGGTGAAAGGGGTCCGGCGAGGTAACGCTACTAAGGCTCTATGCTGGGCAAGCTTCGAGCACGTGAAAACTGTGTGTAAACGTTTCGGTTTTATAGTGGGTGTAGCCACGTAAAAGGTTCTAGACTCCGTAGTCCATTTTGTCGTAAGCCGCACATCCCCCAAGCCAAAGGGATTGCAGCCAGGTGGCTCCGTTCTCTACTGTTCAATGTCCCGGTAAGGCACGTGATCGTACCAAACCGACTCGAGTACTTGCCACCACAGCGGAGGTATTCTGAACGCAAGCAAAATCATAAGCAAAGCACTTGCGCTCGTAACCATTAGGCACCTGAGCGGGATACTCAAACGCCACATTCACCTGTAACTTTGACAGGCTTCGCAGATCTACCGCTGCACGAGACGACTTTCACAGGGAGGCTCCGTCCTCCCCAACCCAACCAGTAAGGCAAGTCGCCGCCCTCACCGTATCGCCGTGCCAAGGCGCCCAGGCTCTTCACCCCCCCGCACGGGAGCTACTGAGGCATAAGGGTTCACACCGACGGATCTGCTAGACATTATCGTCGGCCGAGGGATAGGCATATAGTTTCCCCCGTACTCCACCAAGCCCCCCAAGCAAAATGCCGATACTGGGGGGCCGAAGCATGGAGCAGCTCTATCATATGCATTGGACGTCCGCACTCCGTCTTCCCTCCAGTCTCGTCGAGCAACGAGCTGAAGTTATCCAATGCACCCAGGGCCCACGCGCGCAAAAGTAATCCCTGGTAAAATTTACCCGCAGAAGCGGGTGCTCTCATCGAAACGAGTACACAAACATTAACTACCCTAGCCGAGGGCAAGGTGAAACATCGATCAACACTAGACCAACCAGGCCTGAGGAAAATAGCAGGCCAGATCCCTGCCATGCATCTCAAGCGTTGTTACCCCGCACATCGCTGCGTATTCCTCCTTCGTGAATTCGCCAGCGTGCACGCGAGCCAAATCCTGGTAGGCAACGCTGCCATCCAGTAAAGGCTCCAAATCTGGAACGTTGTTCAACACCTGCTCCTCGGTGCCAACGTCGCCGAACATCTTGATGTAGATGTCACGCAGCATCGCGTTGTTGCGACGGACACTGCCACCAGCGGCAATGTGGTCCGTGCGCATAGCTGTGAAAAACGCATGCATGGGCGCGAGGTACTTAAACTCGTTCGCCATGCATGTTGCGTACACAGCAACGGATGGGTGATACTCTTCCTCAGAGAGGTTCGTGGAGGACCATGGTTTGTCCTGGAGAATGCGTTTGATCTCAGGAAACATCACGACGTTCGCGCCTTCCATCACAGCCTTGCCGTCACGCAGCAAGGCGGTGTAGCCAACGAACTGGATGCAATCGTCGCCAGTGTCCCTGGCAACTTTGAGCTTGGCGGACCAGCCATAGGATGAGAAGAACTCGTTGATAAGTTGCCCGTTGTTGTGCACCAATATCTTCTCATCAAGGCTGCCCAGCGTGTCGTCGCCTTCAAAAGCTAGAAAGGCTTTGTACACCCTCCCGTCACGGGCGCTGGTGTAATAGAACAGTTTGCCTTTGTTCTGAATCAAGCTCTGAACCGCCGCCTCAGCCTTGCCGGGCTTGACCATCAAGGTCATCCATGCCAGCAAGTTCTGGAGGAAGTTGCCGCTGGAGGTCACACGATCCCCAGACTCACGCATGGCACGTGGAAGTGCCAGCTTCAAACAACACTTCGCTCCGGCAGAGTCGACATATCGGATCACCCATGTGCAGGCATGAGTGCGTGAATCGACAACACGGCAACAGAAGCCGGTGTTGTCTCCACTCAAGTCCAAATGCTGCATGATGTGTTTAAACAAATCGCATTCGGCCTGTTTTAGGCGATCATAAATACCAAATTCGAAAGCGGTGAGATCGTTCTCGATCTTGTGGGCGCAACTGTCAAGTGCGCTGAACAAGTCGTTCATCTTCGCATTCTTCTCCTTGTGCTTGATGCATGCATGTGGCACGCAATGAAACATCACGTCCTCGAACACAGCGGCGGTCTTCGCCATACCCCAGACCCGCGCGTTGCCGTGGTTGACAATCGGTCGCGGTTTGGGTTTCTTGGTGACCTCCTTCTTGGTGAACGCGTCCACCATAAGTGAGAAAGGAACACCTTCATCTCCGCTGGCATTGAGGGCATCGATGTGCATTTGCATCTTTTGCACTTCGGTCCTGTTCTTAGGTAAAACATCTGTGGTCTTTGAAATGAACCGCTCGGACTTAAGCACTCTGTTTTTCGTGAACATGTGTTTCTTTAGTGCAGCCAGAACTTCGTCAAATACCTTCGACTGATCAGGTGACAAGTCAGCTACCCCAACGCCTTTGTTGCGCATCGACTCGGCAGAAACCAAGTTTTCGGGATCGTTGCTGAACAAGTACTCTTTGACAGAAGATGTCTTCGGGAAACGCGAGCGTGCCTGCCGCACGCCGAGTTCACCGTCAGTGGTTCGATTGTCCTGCACATGGTCATCGTGCTTATTAATGACCGTGGTAGATTGCAGGGGGTCGCCGTTGAAATGGGCGCCCATTTGTTGATCGATTTCGGCCGCCTCGACGGCTTGCTGCTCGAGACCGGGCGGGGGTGGTTGTAAAGGTAACAATGGTCTCACATTCGGGCGCCCGCTTGAATCGGGTTCATGCAAGCAATCGAGGTCCTCTTCCTCGAAATGCTCACGCTGCGCTGATGCGCCCTGAATGGCCAATGGCCTGTACACCCCTCCGCTGGCACTAATGGGTTGTCCACTGGGTCGGTACATTTGCCATGCAAAGCCAACCTCAGCTGTATCGTCCATAGCGCCGTCGGGCAGCAAGCCCATAAAGCAGTCGTAAAATGTTACCGGCGGGAACGCGCAACTCATCTCGTCGATGATTGCTGACACTCCAACTGTGCACAAGGCGTAGGCGTATTCCTCGGCTTGCCTTCCTTGTGACACGAGATTGGCAATCTGTAGCCAATCATTGGGTGGCTTGGCGCCAAACTGGTACGTAGCACCTGACTTGTTCACGAGGCTGGCAGCAGCCGCGAGAATCTCAGTCGGTAGAAAAACCTCGTATTTGGACTTCTCCTCAGAGTCGTAAAGCTCGTCCGGCATGAAAATCCCTTCGCCGTATACCCTTGAAGGGGCGATAGCAGGGTCCAAGCAACACAGGGTCGCATTGGCCGCAGCGCGCACCCGATTGAAGTAACGCTTGGGATATTTGAGGTAAGATGGTGCTTCGCAACGTCGGCATTTGTTGGGAATGCGCATCATGCGGTGCATGTGCGGCGTATCGCCAACGGGCTTAGCCAGCTCCTGTAGAGCGTCGCGGTAACAAAAAGCGCACATACCAGCCCTCTCCCCAGCCAAGATATCAAACCTAGTCTGTTTCGAGTCAAGCATCAGCATGGTATGCGTGTACTTAGAGGCCCCCCCAGCGGAGGTAGGTTTAGTACAATCCCTAATTTCGGTTTCAAAGCGCGCGTGACACCTTGAGC